GGTTGTGTTCGGGAACATCGGCGGAGAAGTGAGCATCCTGTCGCGGGTGCCAGTGGGGACGCGGGTATACGTGCCGGTCCGGGAGTCGTAGGTGTACTCGTACGGGTTGGGGCCGCTACCTTCGTACCCAGCGCCGGGCTCGGACGCCGACAAAGAACTCAGCACGGGCAGTCCGTACTTGGCCAAACCTGTTGCGCCGCCAACCTGCTCCATGAATGCGCTGCGGCCAGCTTCGTTGCCAAGCCCTTTAGCGCCGGCCAGTAGGGGGTTACTCATCGCGGACTGCGTAGCAGCACTGAATGCTGGGCCTCCGGGCAGACCCATCGAGTTGGCAGCAAATTCACTTGCGCTGATCGCGGCATCCGCAGGAGAGATGCCTGCTTCTGCAAACTGTGCCATCAAGGTTGGATTGGCCGCCTGCGAAGCAGCAGCCGCGTTACCAGCAGCGGCGGCCTCGGCACTTGCAGCACCAAGCCCTTGAGCCGCGCCAGCACCAGCCAGAGCACTACCAAGACCTGCGCCGCCGTACGCGCCCAGACCCGCTGCAAGACCTTTTTTCAAGCTGCCAGTAGCCAGCGCGGTGCCGCCACCCACAATACCAGCGGCCATCAAGGGGCCAACGCCGGGGATCAGGGTGAGACCTGCGCCAATCAACGTGGGGAGAATCTTCTGAAGAAAGCCCGCTTCGGGCAACCCGGTGTCAGGGTTGAGCGTCAAAGAGCCGCCGTGCGCCATAGCCAGCGCTTGCAGACCCGCAACTTCTTGCGGGGCCATGTGGACAAGCATCGTGTCTGGCCCCCGACCACGGGAAGCCATATCTTGGGCAAGCACTTGCAGGCTCATTGGGGCCTCACGGAAGAAGGGTTAGTGGATAGTATCATGGGGTAACTTCAGAGGCAATCAGCGGCTAATCTCTTCCCAATCCAAAGAGCCAAGCACCTGATCCCCGTTAGATGCTGCCGCGCAGCACAGCGTTAGCTCATAAGCAGTCGGGGTAAACGGGTCGCGCTCAAGCTGAGTGGTAAATAGCGCCGCCTTCAAAATGTCTACGCTGGTTGCCCCTTGGTTGGAGCCTTGGAAATAGCCCGTTGCCAAGATGCGCCCAGTGCCGGTAGTAAACGCCGTGCCGGTGATGTTGTACTCCACCCCCGAATTTGTGCCCGCGCTTACCCAAGTGCCGCCGGTCGTAGTGCCCGAGGCAATCACCGACCACTTGTAGTTTGCGTTGTTTGTAGTGCCTAAGATTGATATGGCAGTCAGGATGGCGATTGCATCTAGCCGCGCTGTCTTCAAACGGATCGACACGATGGGGTAGATTGTTCCGGCGGTGGTCAGTGTGGTGGGGCTTGTGATGGTATTACCGGCGGATAGCTGCGCCCCACGCAGTTCATACCCGCCCTCAGAGATCACCGTCGAGCAGACCTGTTTAAGCGTGCTGGCCCCGGTGGTGGCCGCAGTGTTGGTCATCTCATACCGCAGGGGCAGAGAGGCGGTGGTGATGTATGTGGTGGTGACGAGGTTGGCGTGGTCGAAGTTGTGGCACGGGACAAAAGCCCCGTTGATGATGAAGCCCGTACGGACCGTGCCAAGGCCCAGCCACTCAACGTCCATATACAGAATCTGCGCCTTGGAGGAATCCAGCGTCAGCCCTGACGGGCCGGTGCCGTCCATTGGGTCTTGGTTCCAGTCAGCCTGAGCCACTCGGGTGTTGACCACGGAACCCGTCACACTGCTGCGCTCGACCATATAGTTGGTCGTCCCGTCACGCTCGAAGTAGATGCCGTTGGCCGCGCCATAGTAGCCCGCACGCTGACGCAGGTTAGCTTTGGCCGTGCCAAACACGAAGGTGTTCATCACCAACAGGCTCTTGCCCGGCTGGTAGGAGAAGACTTTGATGGTTTCGCGGATGATCTGGTCGCCGCTGGCGGAGCCAACAGTCAGGTTGATCAAGCCTTCATCCGCGCTGAACGTGGCGGCTGCGGTGCCGGTAATGCTGTTGGCCCACAGATTGTTGTCCGCGTAGCGGTGGGAGGAATCGAATAGGGTCAGGGGGTTACTGACCCGCAGCCGCCCAAAGGCATCTATGTTGGTGCCGCCAATGGAGACGGGGAGTGTGTCTAGAGTTGCCACAAGTTGCCCCAGTATGTTGTCAAGCCGGTTGAAGTACAGGCGCAGAATGTCGGCAAATTGATCATGAAAGCGCTTCTCATATTCAAGCGGGGCGGTGGGCAGACGCGGTGCAGTGACTCTGTTGAGTTCGAAGTCAGAGGTAACAATAAGTGTCATGCGTTATCTCCGGCCATCCGGACGCACGTCAATTGATGGCACACCAAGCTGCCACTGCACGCCCAGCCCGTCTGAGCTGATCTTGAACGCCATCTGCCGCCCACGCACCCGGGTGTAGATGATCTCGGTGAACTGCTGCACGAGGTAGTTGCGCTGCGCTTGGTAGTTCTGCGTGCTTGCCACGCTGGCCGCAGCAGAGGTCGAATAGTCAGAACCCGGGTTCTGGCGGGGGCGCATGGTAAACGTCACGGCCGGGTTGTTGACCGACGACCCATCAAACGTAATGTCCGGGATCATCCGCCACACATAGCCGTAGTTGTGCCCGTCGCCGATGTTGAAGTCGGCAGACTGGATATAGGACTCAATCGGGACCGGCGGGTTGACGGAGCCGTCATCGACCCCGTTCTCTTGGTAGACCAGAATGTTGCCGTAGGTGGCAGCGGTCGGATTGTTACGCAGGGGAGTGTCTAGCCAAGCGGTGCGGGCCAGATTGCCGTACGACCAGATTTTCTCCAAGTGGTTGAAGATGACGTAGCGGTCGATGGTGTCCGAATTAGCTGAGCAGTAGAACCACCACACCTCGTTGTACGCTTCGTTGGTGCTGGCAAAGAACTGATACTGTTGGGATATGTTGATGTCGCCAAAGATGTACTGGCGCAGCGGGCAGTAGAGCGTCTCCACACGACCGGAGTACATGTAGAACTTGTCCGTTCCCATCCAGTAGGTAATGTTTGCGGCGGTAGCCGTGGCATTCGGACCTATGATGGAGATGTTGTCGCCCAGAATCTGGAAGCCCCACACGTACGGCGGGCCAAGGTACTGCATGGAGTACAAGGCTGCGTCAGTCCAGACAAGAATCTCCTGCCGAGACTGAAGATGCGCCACGATAGACGAGCCGATGTTGAGACGATAGCTACCCGCTTGGTTTGTAGCAGCGGGGGCCCAGACAGCGTAGTTTTCTTGATCGGACCAGCGGACCAACAAAGGGTCAAGCGTAGTAGACCCAACCTCGTTGCAGCCAAACGTAATCACAAACCGAGACGTATCGGAAGTTGCGACGGCGTTAGCCACCGTGGGGCAGCTTGAGTCGGTGAGCCAGTACTGAATGCCGTCCTGCGTGTTAGTGTTGGTGGAGGACAGAATCTGCGCCCGGTTGTAGGTAGACGGGCTGGCAGCGGGTACCCACAGATAGAGCGCTCCGCCCCGGGGGTTCATCACAAGGTAGTCGCCGAAATTGTCTTGACTCCACAAACGAAGCTGCGTGCCGATGCCGACGCCAGCAGGCGCAGGGCTGCCCCATCCAGTATCCGTGTAGCCGGTCGTCACGCCGCCCCAGCCACCAGCGCCCCAGCCCACACCTGTCGTGTATACATCGCTGCCTGTCGTGATCTGGTAGGTAAACGTCGCGGCCCCAGTAGTTGCGGAGGACGTGGCGGCAGTCGCCACAACGATGGTGTACGCGTTGTTGCTGACGATGGAAACGATCTGAAACTCTTTGTTCAGGTCTGCCGCAGGGATGCCGTTTACAGCACTTGCCACCCCAGAGATAGTGACAAAATCCCCAGCCTGCGCACCGTGCGCGGTGTCGTTAACTTGAACCGTGGTGGTCCCGTTCGTTGTAAAGGCGTTGGAGGCAACCGTGTCAGTTGCCCGGATTGGGGTAACGTCGTAGTAAGTGCCGTTGGCTGTCTGCTGGATGTAGTATTTGAGGTTGGTGCCAACCCCCATCAGGTTGAAACCTGCGATGGTGACCCAGTTAAACAGCGCCCGGCAGACTCCCCAGAATGATCCAGTGGCCGGGGCTAATGCGTTATTAGCCGTATCAGCCGAGCCGGTATCCCGTACCCAGCCGCCAATTTTTTCGGGAAAGCCCGAGCGAAAGCGCACCTTGTCCATCTCAAACCAAGTGCCCTCATTGGCAAGCGAGGTTGATTCACGGTTTACACCGGGCTTGAGCTGGAGTTTTTGAAGCGGCATGAGTGCGTCCTTACGCCGCAGACTCGGTCATCTTGGCGGCAGTGACTTGGACCTCTTGGACCCGGCGACCCCACCCCTTACCAAAGGTGTTCCAAGTTGACAGGGACCGCAGAAACTCCAAGCGGGTTTGCTGGTATTTTTCCACAATATCGTCCGCAGGCATAGCCGCCACTTTGCCCAGCGTGCCGGGGCCAATGGCCCCGTCTGGAGTCGCCCCCACGGTTTGCTGTAGCCACTTAGCCGCCCGGCCCGGGCCAGAGTTAATAGCGGCATCAAACACGATGTAGTCCACCCCGGCAGGGAGATCGTCGCCCTTGATCTTGTCCCAGTACTTAGCCTTGTACATGGGGCCAACAATCTCAGGGGTCAGCGCCCGCATGGTCTTCTCGTCCACCTCGTGGCCGACCCATTCTTCCCAGACGCGCTTGGTGACGCCCAGATTGGTCATGCCGCCCGGATCAGCCGGGTGATTTACATAGCCACCCTCGTGGTGGAGGATGGCCTCAAGAGCGGAGTCGAAGTTTTCTTTCATTTGATTGCTGGTGCCTTAGAGAGAAGGTCGGTCTTGGCTTGGGAGCCTGCGCTAGAACCAAAATAGTAGGCGATGATGCCCGTCCATGCGGTGCCAAGGGAGCCCAGCATCATGGTTAGCGCAGTGTTGTCAGCCACCGACATCTTGCCAAACATCATGCCGCCGAGGATGGCAAAGAAACCAATCGTCACCGATGCCGCGAGCAAAGGCGGAACCCAAGAACGGGTCGCCATCTGCATGTCCCGCGCACTTTTGCGGTCGTCCACCGCCAGCTTCTCAAAGTTCAGCCCTAGTTCGTTGGCCTGCTTTTGCAGTTCAATCTCAGCTATCTTGACCTGCGCGATCTGCTCGGCGGTCAGTTTGTTGTTGGAGATCATGTCTCCGACCTTCTCCGGCTCCACGCCAATAGCCTTGGAGATTGCAGAGACGGCCATACCGGCCAAGGGGCCACCCATCGCAGTAGCGATAGTGGGGGCGATCTGTTTAAGCCATTCCATTACTGTTTGCTCCTAGATAACATGGTTGCTGCGATTTGCAGAAGGACACGGTACTGATCAACATCCGGGGGCTCCTCTTTCCAGCCCACGGTGATCTGCCCCACAAACTTGCCCTGCTCAGGCGGGACGCTGACTCGGCAGCCGTAGGTCACGCCCTTTTCGATATACCACAGCCCGATTTCGGACTGAGCGGTCTTGTACGCGCCACACGGAATCTCTCCTGCCATGAGTGCCACTACATCCCGATTGTTAGCGGCGTTGGGGGTGAACAGTCCAACATCCAAACCCTCGTGAGTCTTGTCTCTGCCATCCTTGGTGTACGCCCGGTACAAAATGCGAGTCCCAAAAATCGGGTTGACTTTGAAAATCGCCACAACCACAGCGTCGGTGTTCTTAAACAGGTGCGCCGCCGCATCCTCGACGCGGTCTTCTGCAATGGCGGGTAGCTTCTTCTGTTCTCTGTATGCGCCGATCAAGAGTGCTTGGTTCTGCCAGACAAAATAACCAGTGAACGCAAAGACGGCCATCAGCACGATGGCAAACAGTTTGAACGGCGAGTCCACATACCCGAGGACCTTGTCAATCAGGCTGTTGTGGTTGATCTTCTCTTCACTCATACCTGCATGATGATGTAAACGAAGCCAATAAGGAAAGCGACAAACCCAACGGTGATGCAGGTGTACAGGATGAACATTGCTGTCTCCTGCCTGCGCTTTAGCTTCGCCGCCTTCTCCTCCGCCTCCCTCTTCTTCCTTGCCCTTTGAATCTCCATGTGCTTCTGGAGAAACAGAGTCCACAGTTCCGGGTATCCGCCGTAGACCAACTGATGCTTTAAATGCTCCATGTCCTCACGCAGCTTGTTTTGCTGCATGACAATCTCCATCGCCTGCGCTGCGTCTGATTTCCCTGCGTTGGCATCGTTCGCTGCCTTGTTGATAACGTCGGCTGATTCAAAAAGCGCCGAGAACTCCTTGATGCAGCCGGTAATATCCTTCCCTAGCTTGAGCGCTTTTTGAATGCCCGCCACCGCAGCTTGCGCAGTGGCAAATGCGGTGATTGGGTCGATCATTTTGGCTCACGCTTCACTCAAGCAGTTTTCTCAACGATGATGCGAGAGCCTTCGGAGTAAGCGGAGCCAAAATTAAGTGCCACAGCCGCCATAGCCAGCGTGTAGTTGGCACCCG